GATCTTACGGCGGCGGCGATGTCATAAATTGTTTGTTTCATGTTTAAGCCCTCCAAATTGAAAACGCGCCGTTATATTCACGCCATGCGGTGACGGGTAAGGCCAATGCGTGCCATGTGCCGCCGCATTGACGTAAAACGCAAATAGTGCCTTTAGGGTGACCGGCGTTAAAGTAGTTCATTTTGTTTCCTTAATGGTGAAGCTATCGGCGGTTAATGTTTTATCCATGAAATAGCCTTTTGCGGCGTATTCTGGTGCCCTGGTGTCAATCCAAAACTGGGCGCGTTCGCGTGTGTCGCAAATAACGTGAACCGCTAGCGGGTTTTGTTTTTCAACTACTTTGAAAGTCATACTGTCACCCCTTCGATCGCGCGAGCTTGAATTTGCTTATTGGCAAGATCGTGCATCGTCCAACAATCGCGGTCGCCCCAATAAGCGGCTTCGCTGTCGCTGTCAACGATCTTTTGCACTTCGCGGGTAATTAACACATTTCGCACGATGTCCGCATTACGCGGGAATTGATAGTGCAACCAATTGGTAAAAAAATTAAGGTATTCAGCGCGTGTACTTTTCATGATGTTTGCCCCTTAAAAAGATAAGCCAGAAACGCGGAAGCACTTACCGTCAACGCGTTGAACGTCAATAGTGCCAAAGGGATGGATTTTCAAAACAAGCACGCGGACGGGCGCGCCGTAAAGTGAAATATTGATGTAATCGCCGATTTTCATAATGTGCCTTTACTTGAGTTTAGGTTTTACCGCGTGTTTTTCGATGCGGTGACGCATGTTAGCATAGTGTATATACGCTACACAATACCTTTTTGCAAAAAAGTGACGTTATGCAAAATTTGCATGATGTGTGCGAATGTGTGCGGCGTGTGTGCGGTTTTTGCGTGCCTCAATGACTCACGGGTAAAGCCTTGTTGCATATAGTTTTTTGCCTATTGTGTGTCAATGTGAGTTATTAAAAAGATCATCTATGAAAATTACATAGTGTTATGTTAAGTAGCGCAAAGCGCTGGAGCCGCCGCGATTGAAAAGTGCCTTCACAATGACTCACATGACCCACAAACCGCGCGCACAAAGTTCGCGCCTTTTCCGCGTGTCATGACTGTGGGTCAACGTGAGTCATAAAAAAAGAATAACCCACAATGACTCACAAACCATGCGGCCATGCAAACCGTGCGACACAATGGCGCGATGCAACATGACCGCGCAAACCATGACCCACAATGACTCATGGCCATGCGGCAAAAATTGCCGAGGGGGAGGGGGTAGGGCCGACGGCAAAGGGCCAGCAAAAACGTAGCGTTCACGAACAATTTTTTATTTTTTGTTGTAAACTCACAACCACTCGCAAACGCGCAGGAGAACACATGTTCCATTCGATTCCATTTACACCGCGCAAGGTCGAAGCGACAGAATCGCGCTTGAAGGCGGTATATGACGCAGCCAAGCTGGGCCTCAAAGGCGACGCACTAGCGCTCGCCGCAGGCATGCTGCCTATTGAATACAGACAACTCACGCAACTTGACCCCGTGGTGGAACTCGCCGCGCAAAAGGGCAAAGCGGATGGTGAGATAGAGTTGTCCCGCACTCTCCATCAAGCCGCCCTCAACGGCGACGCCAAGGCGGCATTAGAAATCCTCAAACATCAACACGGCTGGGTGGCCAAGCAAGCCATATCTGTCGAAGTCGATCAGCGCATATCAATCACTGGCGCGCTGGCCGAGGCGCAGAAGCGCGCGTTGGAAGTTATTGATGTGAGCGACGCACAAGTACTAGAGACTCAAATAAATGCAATCGACCATATACAGCGCTGAAGACGAACAAGAGTTGATGGCCAGATTATGGGCGCCAGCGATCAAGGACAACCCATTGGCGTTTGTGATGTTCGCGTTTCCATGGGGTCAGCCTGGCACACCGCTGGAGCATTTCAAAGGCCCACGCAAATGGCAGCGCGAGGTCTTAACGCATATTGCTGACCACATCACCCAGAACAAAGGCCAGCTAGACTTCAACACCCTACGCCACGCCGTCAGTTCTGGCCGTGGTATTGGTAAGTCGGCGTTAGTCTCATGGATCACGATTTGGATGTTGACCACGCGGATTGGCTCAACGACCATCATCTCGGCTAACAGTGAGTCGCAGCTCAGAAGTGTCACATGGGCCGAGATTACCAAGTGGCTGGCGATGGCTCTTAACAGCCATTGGTTTGAAGTGTCGGCAACCCGACTGATGCCCGCCAAGTGGCTCACGGAGTTGGTCGAGCGTGATCTTAAGAAAGGCACACGTTACTGGGGTGTAGAGGGCAGGCTCTGGTCGGCGGAGAATCCCGACGCTTACGCGGGTGTCCACAACTTTGACGGTGTGCTGGTCGTGTTCGACGAGGCGTCTGGTATTGACGACAGCATCTGGGCGGTGACTTCTGGATTCTTTACAGAGAACACGCCTAACCGTTTTTGGATGGCGTTCTCTAACCCACGGCGCAACACCGGGTACTTCTACGAGGCGTTTAACAGCAAGCGGGAGTTCTGGACGACCAAGGTGGTGGACGCCCGCACAGTCGAAGGGACGGACAAACAGGTCTACCAACAGATCATCGACGAATACGGCGCTGACTCATCACAGGCGCACGTCGAGGTGTACGGTCAATTCCCGTCCGAAGGCGACGATCAGTTCATATCGGCAAGTTTGGTAGATGAGGCGATGAAGCGGCCTAAATATCAGGACGCCAGCGCCCCGATTGTGATCGGTGTTGATCCCGCACGCTTTGGCGCGGATGCAACAGTTATTGCTATCAGACAGGGGCGGGACATTATTGCCATCCAACGCCATCGGGGCGACGACACCATGACTGTTGTTGGTCATGTGATTGAGGCGATTGAGGAATACAAGCCTGCATTAGTCGTGATTGACGAAGGCGGGCTTGGGGCGGGTATTGTTGACCGTTTGAAGGAACAAAGGTACAAAATCAAAGGTGTCAACTTTGGCAATAAATCATCAAATCCGGTCATGTATGGCAACAAAAGGGCCGAAATGTGGGGCAAAATGAAGGATTGGCTGAAAACTGCTTCAATCCCGCTTGACAGGTTTCTTAAAACTGATTTAATTTCGCCTATGATGAAGCCCGACTCCAAAGGGACTATCTTTTTGGAGTCGAAAAAGGACATGAAGGCACGCGGATTGGCCTCGCCTGACGCGGCTGACGCTATTTGCGTCACTTTTGCCTTCCCAGTAGCCCACCGTGAGGCGCGTGAATCCACGCAGCGCCGCACGTACAATGGCAGAGGCGTGGTTGCAACTTCTTGGATGGGATCGTAATGGCTAAAAAGAGTGTGTCTCTAAGCGTTGGTCGCGGTGAGAAGTTGCCGGTTAGCAAAGGTGCTGGCTTGACCGAGAAGGGCCGCGCTAAGTACAATGCCGCAACGGGTTCTAACTTGAAGGCGCCAGCGCCTAATCCCAAGACCAAGGCAGATCAGGGGCGCAAGGATTCATTTTGTGCAAGAATGGGCGCCGTAGCGGCCAACGCCAAAGATGGCGAACGCGCTAAAGCAGCTCTTAAACGATGGAAGTGTTGATATGGCTACCAAACCCGGCTTATATGCCAATATCCATGCAAAACGTGAGCGCATAGCCGCTGGCAGCAAAGAGAAGATGCGCCAGCCAGGCGACAAGGGCGCTCCAACTGCCAAAGCGTTTAAAGAATCTGCCAAAACAGCGAAGAAGAAATAATCATGCCACTGGTTAAATCAAAATCACCCGAAGCCTTTCGCAAGAACGTCAAAGCTGAAGTCAAAGCTGGCAAGCCCGTCAAGCAGGCCGTGGCCATCGCGTATTCAGTCAAACGTGAAGCAGAAAAGAAGAAAAAATAATGGCTGATCCAACCGGAATGGTCGCGGCGGCTAATGTAGCCGCTGGCGGCAAACCACCAAAGTCTGACTCAGACATTCTGACAACCGCCCGCGCTCGGTTGGACATGGCAGTCTCTGCACTGGCTGAAAGCCGTGAAGATGAGATAGACGATCTGCGCTTTTATGCCGGATCACCTGACAACCACTGGCAATGGCCTGCTGACGTTTTGGCCACTCGCGGCGCGGTGCAAGGTCAGACGATCAACGCACGCCCGACACTCACAATCAACAAACTGCCGCAGCACGTTCGTCAAGTGACGAATGATATGCGTCAGAACCGCCCAGGCGCCAAGGTCATTCCAGTCGATGACAACGCTGACGTTGAAGTTGCTGAGATTTTCAACGGC